ATCACATCAAACTGGTTTGCCGATCGTAAGGATGCGGAGGCATTATTTTTATCTAAGGATTACAATCAATGGATGGAGGAACTACAATGAAAGCACTACAAAACTATGTAACGCAGGCTAACGAGTGGAATGCTCTCTTTAATCGTGGTCAGTACGATCTAGCCAACGAGGGCGATCGTCAGCGCCTAGCACGGCGCATTGACAACGAGCTGAGCCCCGAGAACCTCACCATGGACGGCGAGCTCTCACGCTCCGAGGTCAACCGCAGGTATAATAATTTAATCCGAGTCGCTGAGCAGTTACAGAAACTCGATCCATCAATTCAATTTTGGGAGGTGTAATATGGCAAACTTACAATTCGGCGTGCGTGAACTGGCAAAGAAGTTCTACCACGACTATCAGGAAGAGCTCTTCAACGTGATCAATGACATTGAAGACCCAGTGCGTGCTCTCAGGTATTTGCAGGGCGTAGCACGCTCTAATCAGTCGTCATGGTCGGGTGGCTTTAGCGCCACCAACATGGAAGAGCAGATCAAGCGTGAGCTCGCCATCGACATGATGGAGTATGTGATTAATAAGATGGAGTACTCAACAAAGGAGGCAGTATGAAAGTTGTCAGCCACGAATTACTAATCCACTGGAGCGACGGGACTAGCGAAGTTCGCACAGATTTTCCGTACATTGAGTACATCGACGAGTATTTACAGGAACTAGAAAACGAATACGTTAAAGATGAGGAGGAAACAGAATGACCAGTTTAAAATCACTGATCGACACCACGATCAAGGTGCGCTACGAGCCCGAGTATCAAGCCAGTATCACGGACGCAGAGGCGCTAGGCGCCATGATATCGAGTTATTTTAAGTGGGATGGCGCTCAGATATTAGATGCGCTACAATACGCACTGGAGGACGCTAATTTTCACAGCGTCAACGAACAGATCAACGCAATAAGGGAAAGGGAAGACCTATTATGATGAACCTAGATAAGATTATTGAAGAGGCACAAAAGCTAGGCTACACGTTTACCACGGAAGAGGCACAGGACGTGATAGACACCAAGCCATCGTGGTTTACAGAAGACGAGACGGAGGCAGACGCTGTCGCCGATTACATAGACGCATTTGGGGGATGATATGACACGCAAGCACAGACTAGCATTTAACGCACTCAAAAAGATCAACGCACCAGTATACGAGCGCTGTGACATTGAGAACTTTCAGATCAGCGCCGAGCATAATTTTGACCCTAAGTACGGCAACACGTTATGGGCGGATTATTATGACGGGCAGACAATCGGATCAGACTGGGAGTTTGGTGTCAACCCTTTGATCACTGAGACGTTAAACAAGTACGGGCTCCACACCGAGTGGATTAACGCAGGCGAACTGGGAGTATATGAATGACTGACATTTTTATAGCAGATAGCGACCAACCATTTACCTGCCCCTACGATGGGGCAAGGACGGAGGCAGTTAGCAACAATGGCTTTATATATGTAGAAAGGTGCACGTGTTGCAGTCGCACCATTAACTTTGAATTTGACGATGAGGAGATTACAGAGTGAACAGACTAATTAAGGCAGTGGAGATTTTGAAGGATCGTTACAAGCACGAGATCTACAAGGACGGCGACTGGTCTTACAATTTGTGGTCGTGGACTGTCACCATCGCAGTAAACGAAGAGGACGACAATTGGTACGACGTCGTGGCGTATCGCGCCAAGGGCAACGTAACCGACTGGTCGGACTATGTAGTCCTGCCATCATATCCAGTGCAGTGGGAGTTAACTTATGAATAAGGAGGCAGTATGACAGCAGAGCAATTGTATGACCTATTGGAAGAGGCAGGCATCGAGTTTGACGTTGTAGAAGTATTCGAGGGACTGCGCACGATTAACGTTGTTGTAGAGGAGGAATAACATGAGCCAAAAACAATTCATTAAATTACTGATCGAGATCAGCGAGCGCCTCGCAGATGAGTCGGACTACGAGGATTATCTTTTACCACAGCTACAAAACGCCGTGGATTACTTAGAGGAGTTACAATAATGGCATTCTATTACTTTGGAGACATGGAGTTCGGCGACTTTGTGAAGGGCGACGACTACTATCCAGTGGCGCTCATTCACGCAGTGCACGACACCCGTGAATTTGCCACCGAGGAAGAGGCGGACGACTACATGGTCGAGCAGGGGTTTGGCGGGTATGTTAACGCCGACTCTAAGAACGTCGAGATATACTTTGCAAAGAAATAAAAAGGTCTGTATAATATTACTTTTAACGGAGGAATTATGAACACAATCAACGTACCATCATTTACAGCAGTACCTGCACGCACCGACGACATCGTCGACCAGTTGGGCGCAGTCAAGCAGGCCATCGACGAGCTCGAGGCAACAGCACGTAAGTTCAAGGCAGAGCTCATCAAGCGTGGCGTGGGCACCTACGAGGGCTCTAAGTTCTTCGCCGAGGTGCAACACTACGATCGTGCCACGATCAGCCCAACCCTTGTGCGTAAACTTAGCAACGAAGAGTTCGTCAAGCAGGTCACCGAAGTCAAGGCAGTTGACGCCGTGGTGGTCAAGGCGCTATGAGTAACTACAAGTTCGTCCTGATCGACGAGTTTGGAGGGGCTATGCGCAAGTTTGCGAGTAAGGTGGAGGCTACCCCCTACCTTACCAACGGAACGCGCCTAGAGCCCCTGCCAAAGGCTCCAAAAGTCAATCTATACCAACAGGCAATCCTAATACTAGAGGAGGCGCCATTTTGATAGTCATCGGGTTTTTATTTGCGTTAATTTGTTTTTCATCGCTACAGGAGGAGTTTTCATGGGGCACGTTCGGGTGGTTTATGGTCGGCGCCATCATGATGCTTCACAAACCAATCGGCGCAGTAATTTCAACAGTATGGGGAGAACGCATTGAAAGAAAATGACATACTAAGTGACTACCTCAAGTCACTGTACGGCATCGAGCCGTTGACAGTGGAGGAAGAGCACGAGCTCGCAGGTAAGATTCAGGCAGGCGATGAACGTGCGCTAGAGAAGTTGATCAAGCACAACCTGCGCTTTGTGGTCTACGTGGTGCGTGGGATGACGGCGTGGAACCACGGCAAGGTGCCAGTGGAGGACATGATCGCCATGGGTAACGAGGAGATATTTAACGCAGGCAGGCGATGGGTGCCCAAAAACAACGCACGCTTTGCCACTTATGCCAAAACATTTATCTTCAAGGGAGTGCGCCGACAGTTGGACAACACGGCAAACATCATACGGCTACCGATCAACATCATGGAGCAGGTAAAGAAGTTGAACTACACCGAGCGATCGCTATCCCAAGTACTGGGACGCAAACCCAAGACGCACGAGATAGCCACGCTCATGGGCGTGACAGAGAGCAAGGTACACCAGTTGCAGGGATACATCGCACGTGAGCCAGTCTCACTTGACCACATCAACCAAGAGAAGTTTACCGAGGAGCACTTAGATGATTGAACTAAACGAAGTACAACAGAGGGCATACGCCCGCTTTATCAAAGCACGCGACCGAGTCGGACTGGGCGCCGTCAAGCCAAACAAAAACTACAGTTGGGTGCCACTATCCGACTACTCGGCGTGCGTGGACGTCGCAGGCATGAACCACCCCCTATTCGTACAGAACGACGAATGGCTCGAGTACAAGGAGGCATTCTCAAACTGGCTAGCAGTTGAGCCTGAGTTCAGAGACAAGGAGCGTATGCGCATGAGCAGGGGCGACTACGGCACGCAGGACAGTTGGGAAGAGCGTGGCAACAAGGTCACGGACATTGTTAACAAAATTAAGGAGGACAAATGAGAGTAATATCGACCGACATATTGGATAAGGACGGCAACCTCGAGCGTGTGGAGTTTTACGACGAGCTCGGTGGCTTTCAGTTTCAGGCCATGTGGGACCCAAACGACGAGCAAACGGCAGACAAGCGCCGAGAGTTTAGGGAGTGGGCCGAGGGTATGGCTAGTAACATGGGGCACGAGGTGGTTAAATGAAGATAAACGACGACTATGGCAAGGAGTCACGGCGTAAGTTCATTGAGTACGACCCCAAAATCGACAAAATGAGGCGAAGGGAGAACTTACTGGTGCTAGCCCTGTTTTTATACCTCATCGGACACGTGATATATGCCCTATTTTTCACATCGTGAAACGAAACGAGCTAAGTCATTGATCTTCGACGGGCTCGCGGTACTTGCGGGGGTACTTTTACTATTTTTATATTTTTTTAAAAAAGAAAAATAAAGATAGAGGGTAAACTGGAATTAACCCCCGCAACCCCCGCATCCCCGTCAAACATCAAGGACTTACAGCAAATCATTTCACATTGTGAAATATCAGCACCCAAAAATTTGCATTAGTAAGTGTGAAGAAAGGAACTTATGACAGATAAACCAATTTGCCTCCCCGTACAGTTCGCTACGATACCACTGGAATTGAAACGCATTCCTAGGTGGGTACTGTGGCGCCTTGTCGAGGTAGGCGACGAGGGCAACAAGCGGTGGTCTAAACTGCCAACGCAGGTCAGTGGACAACCCGCCTCGTCAACCAACCCGACGACGTGGACAGACTTCCCGTCAGTCCAACACGCCTACGAGGAAGACCCCGAGAAGTTTGCCGGTATCGGGTTCGTATTTACCTCAGAGGACAACCTCATCGGCGTAGACTTGGACGACTGCTTTGACCACGTCACGGCGCGTTTCACAAATGATGCACTGCAACATATTTCCGACGAGCTCCTTGGCTACCACGAGGTCAGCCCGTCCGGCACTGGCATCAAGATATTTACCCGAGCCGACCTAGCGCACGCCCACGTCGACCACAGCCACGGTCTAGAGATCTACCCACAGGGTAGGTTCTTCACAGTCACCGGTCACTACCTAGGCGGTACGATACCAACCGAGGCGCAAGACTTGTCGGCGTTTATACCCGAGCGTGCGTTACATGTGACGGGTGACGCGTTCGCGGACTACGTGCCACCGGTAGAGGGCTACGACCTGCACAGAGTCGAGATGGAGCTACTATCCAAGCTCGACCCTGACTGCGGGTACTCAGACTGGATGGGCGTGGGCTTTGCGCTCTTCCACCAGTTTGGTGGGGACGTCGAGGCCTGTGAGCTGTGGGATCGTTGGAGCTCGCAGTCCGGCAAGTACGCATCAACCGGCATGAATAGCTGTGAGAGTAAGTGGCGCACGTTCAAGAGTGGTGGCGCGACTCTACGGAGCATCATCTTCAAGGTAAATCAGAAAGAGAGGGCGGATGCGCTCGCTCGGGGCGAGATAGTACTCGACTCGGGCGCGATGAATCACGCACGCACCTTTCTCGACGCGCTCTACTCCAGCGAGGAAGGCTATCGCCTAGTACACTATGCGGAAGACTTTTTTATACACGCGGGCACGCACTACGAGATTATCGAGGAGGCAACGATCCGCTCGAGGCTCTACGCGTTCCTTGATAAATGTAAGAAACCGGCTAAGGGTGGTGCCTTGGTACCGTTTAACCCGTCACCAGCGAGCGTCTCGGCCTCTATGGATGCGATTAAGTCGATTGTGCACCTACCTAATCATGCAAACACCAAGCCACCGATTTGGTTTGAAGAGTATCAGGCAAATAAGCCCGACGCCTCGAAGTTGATCAGCGTTAAGAATGGCCTCTTTCACTTAGAGGACAAGATCTTACTGCCACACTCGCTCGGGTTTTTTACACAGCACTCGCTACCATTTCAGTACGATCAGAGCGCAACCTGCCCGCAGTGGGACGCGTTCTTACAGTCGATATGGGAAGACGATCAGGAGTCGATCGACGCACTGCAGGAGATCTTCGGCTACATTCTGTCGGGAGACACGAGACAGCAGAAGTTTTTTAACGTAATTGGTCCGCGACGTAGCGGTAAGGGCACGATCAACAAGGTGCTCGTATCATTATTTGGACAACATAATACTGTCGCGCCACAATTGGAGGAGCTCTGTGATACATTTGGCTTACAACCATGGCTTGGAAAACCCCTTGCCTCATTTACTGACGCTCGTGCACCTGAGCGTAATCGTAGCGCTGTCGTTAGCCAGTTGTTGCGTATTGTGGGTGGTGATACTGTCACCGTTAATCGCAAAAATAAAGAGGCATGGTCGGGCTATCTACCAACGCGTATCATCGTATACTCGAACGAGGCGTTGCAATTAACCGAGAACAGTAACGCGCTCACCGGTCGTATGCTGGTGCTACGTATGACCAAGTCATTCTACGACAACGAGGACACCGACCTGTTTAATAAGTTATCCGGCGAGTTGGCCGGTATCTTTAACTGGGCGATGGCCGGACTTGATCGCAGACTGGCGCGTGGCGGGCACTTCATACAACCACAGTCAGGGCGTCAGTTGTTGCTGTTGATGGAGCAGTTGGGCAACCCACTGAACTCATTCGTGGAGGACACGTTTGTGTTTGACCCAGTCTCGCAGGTTAAGAAGGACGACGTGTTCCTATGTTGGAAGAGGTGGGCGCTTAAACGTAGCCTACCACCTGGCTCGGAGATGTCATTCAAGCGCAGGTTCTTGGCGGCGACACAAGAGAAACGTATCGAGGCAGGCGAGAGCCGGTCCGAAGGTAGTCGTACCCCGATCTACTTGGGGCTACGATTTAACACATCGGCCGGCGAGTACTTAAAAACAGTTGAAACATTTGAAACGGAAGGATATTGATGGATAACAAAGATGAGTTGATGTTTTTTGCGGGGCTCGCGCTGATGGGGCTAGTGGCGCGCGGAGAGGCACCAAGCTCCGCGTCCCAACAGGCGTGGCAGTACGCCGAGTTTATGCTAGCGCACAAGCCACAATGAAGGCCATTGTGATTGCCACAAAAACCGCCCAGTGTTTGCCCGTTTTACTGGCGAGCATTGAGGCGTACGTGCCCCGCGATGTGTTTACGTTTATCAGTGGATCACCGCAACGCTGTAAGTCATTGCAATCCGTGAACACACAAAATAATGGCGACACGTACGGCGACTCTTACAATGCAATCGTCAACGAGGCATTTAAATTGCACGATGAAATTATCGTCGCGAATGATGACGTGGTGCTGACACCGACGACGTACGCTAAGTTGACTGAGGACCTAGGGTTTTTGCATGGTCAGGGACATAAAGTTGGCTGGCTTGGGGCCCGCAGTGATTTTACCCACCCAATGCAGCTCGTGCAAAATTTAGACCCAAACCTAATCCACAGAGCGAGTAGGGTATCACCGCTCTTTGCGTACGTTAGCCGGCAGGCGTGGGTAGACTACCCACCCATCAATTGGTACTCGGACGATATCCAGTGCGCGGATATGGTGGCTAACGGGTATGAGCATTTTATATCGCGGGCGTATGTGCACCACGTTGGCAGTCAAACAATTGGGCTGGACAACCAAAATAATCACTTACAACCGCGGGAGTGGATTAAAACAAATAGGCCCGACATGTATGAAAGATTTTATGAAGTTCAGGTTTAGACGAACTACCCTGCGTACCGGCTTTACCACCATATTTGGCGGGGTGGGCCACCGGCGCACTGTATTTATTAGTAAGACCGATAAGCCAATTCATTATAGGCGAACTCGGATGCAGATGTACCGCAGGGCCTCGCAGGGGTGGCGTAACCAAACCTACGGGCGCCTGTGTGCTTTAAAGATATACGTAAGATTTGGCAAACGTACACCATCGAGGAGGTTTGGGTTATGAACACACCTGACAAGTGGGTAATGGTCGAGGTAATTGCTGGAGACACGCATCTCTACCGCGTGTTTGGTTGCTGGTATGGTGGCTACGCCGGATCAGACTCGTGGCAGATGAACAGTGGCGTCGTGGGCGTAGATGAAGAGAAACAATACTACGACTTTCATGGAGCCTCGGGGTCTTTGTACCGGTGCTACAAACATAATTATGGCTCACACCTGTACGGCGCATCGGTGCTCAATAACCTGATCGCCAAGGCAAAGGAGCAGGGCACCACGATCAACATCATGCCGGAAGAAACAAACTGGAAGGAGTTAGTATGTACCGCACAGTGAAAGAGTACGAGGACGCAGTTAACCGCACACCAATGACCGACGAAGAGATCCGTGTAATGATCACGACGTTAAACAAAACAAACAAGATGTGGAACATGCGTGATTTTGTCAGAACAGTTGAAGAATATCATGGGATAAAAAATGAAAGTTAAAATGATTGACCCACCCAAAGGATGGCTGTACGGATTTCCAAAAGAAATACCGGAGGACGTTGATAACACCGTGCAGTGGTTAATTGAAAACGGCTACCCTGAAAAGTTAGTTAAAGACTTTGGGGATGCTTTTTATGTACGTGGCTGGTATGAGGAAATAGAATGAAACCAACCGATGAGTACAAGGTTTGTTCTTTGGAAGAGGCAGAAGAATTTGCGAAGAGGAGAGAAATGAACTATCAAAAGAAACTAGCAGAGGCACCCTACCACCCCGGCTATGAGGACGCCGTAGTCACGGAGCCAAGGCCATTTTTTTGCGGAGTCTACAAGTCAAAACCCCTTACAAATCAAGAGATTATCGGCATTAGAATGCAAACCGAGGGCGACATAATTGCGTTTGCCCGCGCAATCGAAGAAAGGCACGGAATAAAATGAAACGTAAAAAAGAAGAGTTTAAATTTACCATCAAGACAATCAGCGAGAACGAGGATGGCTCAGCTAATTGTGAGGTGGAACTAAACGACTACACCAAGGGCAAGCTGATTGAGCTCGGCGTCATATCTATTTTAAAAGAACACATCGCACAGGAGAAAATGAAAAATGCAAACGAAGCTCACGTTTAGTAAAAAATTATTGTTGATTTTTGCATTAGTATTACTAATCCCAAGCGTATGCCTTGGTAATGGTATATCCGTATCGGCCTCCGAAATAGATAACCCAGGCGGGAGCAGGTGCCGGGTGGTGCTAACGGATTACCGACCAAACTCTGGGGTTATGTACGTCGGCAGTTGCGGGTGGACTGGATTAAAAGGTATCGGGGCCTACGTTCAGGCATGGAACCACTCAAACCATATCAAGGTAGTGCGTGGGCACTTTGAGTCGGGCACAATCCAGTCATTTGCCAAGGTTACATACATAAACAGACTAGAGGGCACAGTGCAGACATACGAAGAGAGTATGTTTATCACCAAAAATTTAAGGCAGTACTACCTAGCCGATTTAATAGCCGACGCAAACCAATCCGGTTTGCATTTTAATAACACCGTGTTTGCTTACATTAAATTTGCAAACTACGTCGACATAAGAGAGTGATATGAAAAAATTATTAGGTGGGATTATCGTACTTGGTCTAACGGCCTGCTCGTCAACCCCACAAAAACAAGTATTCGCAGTGCCAACCAACGGACAAAATGTACCGATTACATCGGTGGCTAACATACCGGCCATTTCGTTTGTGTACGAGCCCGACGTAACACAGATGACCAGGCTACAGGTTATTGACGCCACCCGTCTATGCGAAGACGCGGGCCTTAAAGCATCGCCGGTAACCGCGCGCCGTAGAATTACCGGACAAACGTCAGATGTTATTGTTGACATTCAGTGTGTGCCACGATACCGCTAAGGAGATAGCATGATTAATATTATTGTAGGGTTTGCGTTAGGGTTTTTTGTTGCCACGATGGGTCTCACAGGGGTCGCACAAACTGTCGACAACGTTATTAATAAAATAAAGACAACCACCATCAAAATTGAGGAAACAAAATGACCAATAAAAAACCACCATACAAGGTGGTGTTTGACGAGGGTGTATTTGATGAGCTCGCCGAAGACGCAGACCTAACACAAGAAGAGCTTGACGCGTTTATCGCCGGTCTCTTTGAACTGGCAGAGAGTGGCGAGCTTTTTGATTACTCTACACCGGTCGACGAACTTCCGGAGGAAGAGCAGGCCGAGATTATTAACATGCTCGAATACAAACAAAAGAAGACGAGGCACTAATGAACACAAGACGCGAAGAATTATCAGAGCAGTACCCAGACCTATTGGTTATGGACCCCGACTATTTAGACTCTGCCATCATGGGCGTGGTCACGCGCATTGGATTAGAGGCAGTGTGCTACAGCACCGACAAGGTAATACGTTTATTGATGGAGCACGACGGCATGACAGAGGAAGAGGCCATCGAGTACATGGAGTTCAACATGAAGGGGGCCTGGATGGGTGAGACCACGCCAGTGTTTTTAGAATGAAAAAATACGACTACTACAAATTAGACGTTGGGTTTTATCCTGACGTGATGAAGGTATGCTTTTCAAATACTGTATTCCAACAGATACTAAAGGACCACAAGGTCACAATGAAGGCCGAGGCTTTGGACATTGGCGTCGCAGAGACGCACCTAATCGGTGACGGGCAGGACGCGTTGGTTATCCTAGTGTTTAACTTAGAGGCACTCACCGACGGCATTGACGAGGTAGTCGGCGCAATTGCACACGAGGTCAGTCACGCGATTGATCACTTGGCCGAGTACATTGGTGAAGATGATGGCATCAAGGGGGAGACGCGCGCCTATCTTAGCGAGTCACTGGTACGACAATTGTTTAAGATAACGATGGCGGAGAAAAACAACAATGCTAGAAAAGCAGATCGAAAAATATCTCGTAAAAAAGGTAGCACAAAGCAAGGGGCTAACGTTCAAGTGGATATCCACAGTGACGGGGGTGCCGGATCGAATAGTGTTTCTGAACAATCAGGTCCACTTGGTGGAGCTAAAGACGGGAACCGGCCACCTATCGCCTAGGCAGGTCCTAGTGTTTGACCAGCTTGGCGAGGCAGGCTTTCCGGTACACATACTACGATCATACGACGATATTGAGGAGTTTATACGTGACGCGACCACCTAAACCAACCGAGTACAAGCACGGGGATGTTCACCTACCAACCGGCAGAATTTTTGCTGGGTATGGATGGTTAAATTTTGAATGGTATCCTGTACTTTATAACAGCAAGACTAAAGAAGACGCCCACATTGAGATAATGTATAAGACCGCACTTTATCGAGCCCGGCAAGATAAGCTACCATTTGACATTGACATCGAGTACCTTAAGTCAATCAAGACAGACAGGTGCCCCGTATTTGACACGGAGCTATTGTGGGGAAAATTTGGTGGTAATTATAAAAGATCGGAAAACTCCCCGTCGTTAGATAAAATAAAACCAGAGTACGGATACATCAAGGGCAACGTCTGCATTATTAGTGACCTAGCAAACAGAATAAAACAAGACGTGGGCTACGAAAAACTATACAAAGTCGCGGATTGGTTATACGAAAAATATAAGGAAGTTAAAAAAAATGTTAGACCGGAACAGCTTGCATCAATACCAAAAAAATCTCGTCGATCAAGCAAAGACGATTCTCAGCTTGGGTTTGTTTTTACCGCCGGGCCTCGGGAAGACAGCGACGACGCTAACGATTATCGCGGAGCAGTTCAAGGGGAAAACTCTTATCGTAGCGCCAAAGAGGGTAGCGGAAACAGTATGGGACACGGAGGCAAAGAAATGGAAACACCTGCAACACTTAAAGATAGCAAAGATACTGGGCACACCGGCTCAACGGTTAACAGCGCTCGCGAGTTCTTCGAACGTGTACGTAGTCAATCTCGAGAACTTGATTTGGCTACTGGAACAACCCGAGGCAGTATTCCAAAACCTAGTAATTGACGAGTCCAGCCGGTTCAAGGACCCCAGCACCAAGCGATTTAAGGCACTTAAAAAGCATTTAAAGGGCTTCGAGAGGCGTTTAATCCTCACAGGTACACCTACCCCCCAGAGCATCGGAGATCTCTGGTCCCAGGTGGGTATATTGGACCTAGGGAGCCGTTTAGAGACGTCTCTGACCCGGTTCAGAGATAAGTACATGGAGCCGGACCAAGTCAACCGCCATACACGCGTGGTATATAGCTGGAGGATAAAGCAGGGCATGGACAAGGTTATCCAGGACAAGATCGCGGACATTTGTTTTAGTCTAAAGGCCGAGGATTATTTGACACTACCGAAATTAACCGAGCTATATCACAAAGTAGACATAACCACGGCGGAGCGTAAACAATACGACACACTTAAGAAGGACATGGTCGCCAACATTGGATCGGAGACAATCACCGCGCCAACGGCCGCAGCACTGGCCGGTAAGCTATTGCAGTTCACATCCGGCGCAGTCTACGCAGAGGATGGATCGTGGCAGGAAGTCCACCGCGCCAAGCTGGAGTACCTCGAGTCGATTATGGAGGAGTCCTCGGCGCCCACGCTGGTGTTTTATCACTTCAAGCACTCACTGCAACGGATCCAAGATCAATTCCCCCACGCAGTGGTGCTAGACGATAATAATATCCAGGTATGGCGCGATGGTAAGATCCGCATGCTATTAGCCCACCCGCAGTCTGGTGGCATTGGCTTGAACTTACAGTGTAATGTTGGAGAGACAGCGCAGACCGTTTGGTATGACCTGCCGTGGAGTTCAGAGAACTACATCCAGGCAAACGCACGGATCTACCGCCAAGGCCAAGAGAAACCCGTCATTATCCACCACCTAGCCATATCTAACAGCATCGATGAGCAAGTAATTAAGGTATTGGGCGGAAAAATAAATTTGCAGGATGCCCTGTTAAACGCCCTAAATTTTGCATTAGTATAATACAAGGAGAAAAAATGACAGACTCAGAGCTTATAGAATTGATGAACGGTATTGTCAAACTGGCCAGGCCCGTGAGTTCTGACGATTTAAAGTTAGACAGCCTAGACGTATTGATAAAAGACACCGGACTTGACAGCCTTGATTTTTTAATGGTTGGCGTGTATCTATCAGATGTATACGGGGTATCTGAGGAGGTAGTTAAAGAGATGAAGATGACGTCAGAGAGCACCGTACGTGATTTCATTAAGTACATGCAGGACAATAAAACCAAAGAGCCCGCGAGTGTAAAAGACGCACTAGAAAGTATTCAGTGAGCATTTATTTAACAGACTACCGCACAGCGCACGCGACGCACGTTGATCTCTTTGATGAGATGACATACCCACAACGGGCATATTGGTTCCCTGAAATGTTTGCAAAGAAAGACACCGGCTTGATCTACGTGCCACATAAACTAGCTGAAAAAGTGTTGGATGTGCAGTTATTAAAATCCCTCCGCGATAGAGCCGGTAAAACTGCGTTTATTTTTGCTTCCGGAAATGCGCACCTTGCCGGCATCAATCCATACGCTATCAAGAAAAGTCGTTTGACCTATGACTACAAACTGTTACCGCTCACGTTAACACAGGTCTACGCGGGGCGTATTGCTCAGTCGTGTGGCGCGGATGATCTTGTAGTAACCGACGCCAGCGCGTGTGCGTCCAGCCTCAAAGTTATGTCTGACGTGTGCCAGCTAATGACATACCAAGGGTTTGATCGGGTGTGCGTGTTGGGCGTAGAAGACACCATCAACGACAAGGTATTGCATTTCTTTGGTGAGTCAGGCGCGTGCTTAACCGCCGATAAGGAAGAGCAGGGCATCAAACCATCGGCGTTTGATAAACACAACGGCGGGTTTTATATTGGACAGGGCGCCGTGTTTGCCGTGTTTGAATCAGAGCGCGTAGCACAAAATGCCCAGGCCAGGTTGTTAGGCGCGGGTGCGGCGAGCGAAAGAAGTACTAACGCTATTGGCCAACGAGACGACGGCGAGGGGTTTGTTAGGGCCTCGGCGCTAGCATTAAAAACCAGTAACACAAGCCCAGGGGAGATTAATATTGTTAAAACGCATGGTACAGGGACTAAGTCAAATAACGTGTCTGAGAAAGCGGCTCTACAGGCGCTGTTTCATACGCCGTTTATTGCGACGTCATTCAAGCAACGCATAGGTCACACAATGGGCGCCTCAGGTTTACTGGAGACGTGCCTGTTGTTAGATAGTTTAAAGTCTGGCATAGTGCCGGCCATACCAAACAGAACGGAGCAGGACTCAGTATTTTTATCTGAGCCCATGATGATAAAACGCAAACCTAAAATTTTAAGTCAAGCCGCCGGTATGGGGAATATTTATGCAGCAGCAATTTTTGATACGGCAGTATGAGAAAAATAACAATATATAAAGTTAACGCAACGGCCCCGCGACTCAGCGATGAGGACCCGGACCCAATCGAGCAAGACGAAAGCGAGGGCATCTCCTCAAACATTATCGAGGGGTGGTTGCCCTGGGACCCGGAGGATATCTCAGACATACGTCGACTGATCGAGGAGAAGTTACCACCCAAGCAACAATTTATTATTGAATCATTTTTAGATGGACTAAGTTATACAGACGTTTGTGTGACAGAAAAATATTGGCGCTATCACTTCACAAAAGGCGTCGAACTGATTAGGAAGGAGTTAAAGCTATGAGCCACTTTATTGTGGAGTATTTATACAATGACAAGTACATGATGGAGACGCTGATGGGCGTCGAAGACATTGACCTAAGCCACAGTCGATTTGATAATTTGATGGGTGTATGGCAGTGCGAGACAATGGACGAGGTAACTACGATGCAAACACACCTAAGGGAGATGAGACGTGAACGATCCAGTAAACAAGCCTAAGCACTACACAGAGCATCCCAGTGGTGTGGAGTGCATACAGATCACCGAGCACATGGGCTTTTGTTTGGGTAACGCAGTAAAATACATTTGGCGCGCCGACCTTAAGAATGACGCAGTTGAAGATCTACGTAAGGCACGGTGGTACATTGACAGAGAAATTGAACGGAGATTAAAATGATTACAGGTATTGGAGTGGCACTAATGATTACGGGCATATTGGCATACAGCGTGGCGGATAATTTTAAACCAGACTGCGCGCCCTGGAAACGATTAGTTATCAATTGCATTATCACACTTGGCGCGACACTAACATTGATGGGGACCTTTTTATGATCCAAGGATTAACTATTACGGTAGACTGGGAAACCGCCGACGCAATTATGGAGGCACACCTACTAGACACGTATCACTCGCTAACTGACAACATAAAGGTTTTAAAGTCTAAGAAGAAACTAAAAGATTTTGAAAAAGAAGACCTAGAACATTTTGAGCGCGTGTTAGAAAACATTAATGCCGTTGGCGACTGGTATGTGTATGACTTTGACAAAAAGAAACGGAAGAAAAAGAAATGAACCTATGGAGCGAGTACGATCGGTTTGACCTGGAGCAAGACATCATTAAGTGCGCCCAGGTCGAGGACTACCTAGATGAGTTCTTACGGCAGTACTTAGACAAGGCCGAGCATATGTCAGAGGACGACGTGTACAACTACATCAGCGGCATCAAGTACGCATCAAAACTTCAGAACCAACGGCTGTGGGATGGCTTTGAGCAGATGGTGCACAATGGGCACTTTGTGCACTTAGATAAATATAAGCCGGATGTTGACGTAGAAATTAAAGTAAAGAAAGGCAAAAAATGAAACAAGAATTATTAGATGATTTTAATGTGACGCTAGAGTTTTCTGTAAAAGAAATTAACGCGTTGTTAAATGTATTAGCGCAGTCGCCGTTTATCCAGGTGGTTGGGTTTATTAACGCCATCCAGGAACAAGCAGGTCCGCAGGTTGAGCAGGCAAAAAGAAACCTAGAGGCCGTTGAGAAGGCGCAAAAAGATGAAACTTAAAGATTTGTTAGACAGAGCCGGTATCCGTAACGATATAGACAAGGCACTGGAGGACAAAGAAGCGGCCAAGGAGAAGCAGATCCAGGAAATGGCCGGGGCAGTAACCCGCCTAATCATCAACGAGTCAATTAAGGAGGCCAAGGCTCGCGCTGCAGAGCGTGACAGGTTATTAATTAACCCGGATGGGGCGGAAAAGAGGTAGATTTTGCATTAGTAGATATAGGGCTAGTAAGCTGTCGGGAGACACCCGAACGCCTTATTTTACATACACAAACACAGGAGATTTACATGAACCCATTTGAATTACGCTATGACTTACTCAAGACCTCCAAGGAGTTTTTGACCGAGCAATACAACGCCCAGTTAAAGGCCTGGGAAGTGGCAGACGAGGCAGGTAAAAAACTGCTCGAGAAGGCGCCACAATTTCCCAGCATGCACGAGATCATTGACAACGCAATCGAGATGAACAAGTTCATCAGCACCACGATCGAGGCTCAATTGGTCGACGGTGTTAAGCGCTTTAATCGCATCACGGCAGTATTTTAATACCCGTTGCGACTTTTTAGCAGAGGTTTGCAAGAAAGTCGCGACTTTTTTACAATGGGGTAGGTATAGTTTCGACGAGGGGCCAAGGCTGATATGCAACCCAGCGGACCACGGGGCAGTACCGTGCTACTCCACCAAACACATGACAACAAAAGACGTCTTCTATTTAACAACCGTACCAGTAGCTATGTTAGTAACTTATAAGTTACTATTGGAGCTGTGGTGTATAACTTATGGGATATTTTATGGCAGCTAAACCTGGCCTCTATGCCAACATCCAAAAAAAGCGTGAACGTATCAAGCAAGGATCCGGCGAAAAGATGCGCAAGCCTGGTGACCCTGGCGCGCCCACATCCAAGGCATTTAAAGACTCTGCAAAGACAGCTAAAAAATAATGGCAACTAAAAAAGCAAACCCGTCCAAGTACGACCCGGCCATGTGCGATCGCATGATCGAGCTGGGTAAATTGGGCGCGTCACAAAAGATGATTTGGTCCGACCTGAGCATTTCAAAGGGCACCGCGGAGACTTGGAAGAAAAAGTACCCAGAGTTTGCCGAGGCCCTGGACCTATCCCTGGTCCACGCACAGGCGTACTGGGAGCGTGAGCTATTGGCAAACGTCGACAACAAGGCATACAACAGCCGGCTGGCTGAGATTGCCTTACGTGGCCAGTTCCAGCAGGATTACAGAGAGACGCGGGACACTAAAATAGAGGCAAAAATCGAGGCAAAGATCGACTTTAATAAAGAGATAGCAGATTTGATTTCCGCCCTAAAGTCCTAAGAAAAATAAAGTTCCAGTTTTTACCAAAAAAGGCCCTACGGGGCCTTTATTTTTGCATTAGTATATATACCCAAAACAGAATTGAAAGAATAAGATGACCGCACACGCTCTTTTAAGCGCCTCAGGATCTAAGCGATGGTTAACATGTACGCCAAGCGCCAGACTAGAGGCAACACTCCCCGAACCAAAGAAAAACTCAGACGCATTTGACTTTAGCCAGGAGGGCACCACTGCCCACACACTAGCTGAGATAAAGCTACGCCAGCATTTTCAACAAATTGGAACCGAGGAATATGAAACAGAATACAACGCCATTAAAAACTCACCCTACTACAACGACGATTTCGAGGCTAACGTCGATAATTACGTTCTATATGTACGCAGCCAAATCGGTGATGGGGATACCCCGCTCTTTGAGCAACGTGTGGACTTCTCTGACTGGGTGCCTGACGGATTTGGCACGGCCGATGTGGTTATACTTTCTAAGCACACCATTCGCGTCATCGACCTCAAGTTTGGAAAGGGTGTGCCTGTCTCAGCGATCGATAACACCCAGCTACGACTATATGCGCTGGGTGCTTATTCCAAGTTTAAAGAAGAGTATCCGGACATCAAAGAGGTATCCTACACGATCCACCAGCCTCGCCTGGACAGTATCAGTACTGACGGCACCACCGTTAATAAACTCATAGACTGGGCAAATTACTTTGTAAAACCAAAGGCTAAAAAAGCATGGAGCGGATCTGGTGAGTTTATTCCAGGCGACCATTGCCAGTTCTGTCGTGCGAAGGCACAGTGCCGCGCGCGCTCTGATTTCAATACAGAGCTAGCCAAGCAGGAGTTTAAAGATCCGCCACTGCTAGACGACGAGGAACTAGCCAACGTGCTAGCCAAGGCGCAGGACCTACGGACCTGGGTGGCGGACGTTGAAGAGTACGCACTCGAGAAGGCAGTCAACGAGAACAAGCTACCGACTGGCTTTAAGTTATCGACCACGGTAACGCACCGCAAGATCACCGACCAGCTACTAGCGGTTGAGGTATTAAAAGAAAAGGGCGTGCCAGAGGAACAGCTCTGGGAGTCACCAAAGCTCAAGTCAATCGCGACACTAGAGAAGTTAAGACCAAAGGGCCAGGTTGTGGCGTGGTTGGGGGAGCTAGTCCAGCGACCAGAGGGCTCACCCAAACTGGTCCGCGTCCAAGAGACCGCGTCGGAGGACTTTAAATGAGCACCTGGCTAATAGCTGCAATGGGCTGTGTGTATTTTATCGTGGCGATCGATCAATTTTTGAAGGGCGGCGTTGGTACGGGCATCATGTTTATTGGTTACGCAATTGGCAACGCGGGGCTCGTACTCGTCGCAAAATAATATGAAAGAAAAATTTTACGGTGCGGAGTTTGATATCCCGGACCTAATGATTGATAAGTATATT